GACCTTCCTGACTTTGACTTAGGCGCTGAAAAAGGTGAAGAGAAAGAAAAGGCTGAAGAATCATATGAAATTAATGAAGGTCTTCTTGAACTCGAACTAAAACGATTAAGAAAAAATAGATCTGCTGGTAACAACAATGAGACGAGAACACTTAACGAGTCTAGCTACCAGAAAAAAATTCTCCAAGAGAAGCGTCAAAATCACTTACTCAGAGAAAAGCTGGATGAATACAGAGGTGCTGTTGAAAACCTTCGTGATCAGCTAAACGAGATGAATCTGTTTAATGCAAAACTACTTTACGTAAATAAGCTTTTACAAACAAAAGGTTTGGGTGCTTCTCAAAAAAAGACTATCATCGAATCTATTGATAATGCAGAAAGCTTGCGAGAAGTCAAGCTAGTGTATAAAACACTTTCTGAGTCAGTTTCTAGAAAGACTGACACACTCAATGAAACAAAAATTAGAAAACTTGCAGGCTCTTCTTCAAGACCAACAAGATCGGGCGGAACATTGATTACTGAATCATCTGCTTCTGGTCAAGTTGATCGTTGGGCAAGACTCGCAGGTTTGAAATAAGCTGACATAATATAATATATTCGGAGGAAAAATGTCAAATTTTACATTAAATCAGTTGACTGAAGGTATACGTGATCGTCACGTAGGTGCTGAAGGTCGACGTTTACAAGAAAAATGGGCTCGTACTGGTCTTCTTAGAGGACTGGAAGGGACAAAACGTGAAAACATGTCACGTCTTTTAGAAAATCAAGCTGCTCAAGTTCTTAGAGAAGCTAATACTTTAGGTGCTGGTGGCGGAAGTGCTTCAGGCGATCTTCGTGGATTTACCAATATTGCTTTCCCAATTGTACGTCGTGTATTTGGTGGATTGGTTGCAAATGATTTGGTTTCCGTACAACCTATGTCATTACCATCTGGTCTTCTTTTCTACTTAGACTATACATACGGTTCAAGTGTAGGCGGCGGCGGAGCTGGAACAACAGACTCAGCTGTAGGTTCAACCTACACTGCAGGTCAATCAATCTATAATTCACCTACTGGTAAAGGTGTACGAAGTGGTTCACTTGCTGTTGGCGGTCAATATGATCTTGCTGGCTCTGGATTCTCTAGAACACACCAAGGAGATGAAAAGGTTGCTTTGGTTGCAGCTGGTGGTGGGTCTTTTAACGTATCAGCTACTGCAAATACTTTAGTTGATTCAAATCTTATAGCTGCTTCAGGTTCCGATGCTAGATTTATGGGGTTTGACCCGCAAATCTTACAAAGAATCGAAGATGGTGTAGCAACTTATCAGTTTATTGCGATTCCTTTGGCGGGAACATCAAATGCTGATTTGACACTTGTTAAAGATTTTGCTGTTACAGGTTCATCGCATGCTCTTTTGGACTCTACACCACTTTTGGATGTAGACGGTTCAGTACAGGGTGGTACGGGAATTAAAAACGTTAGACGTCTTAATCAGTTAGGAACCCTTGCAACTGGTGTCTTTACACCCAACCCTTTTATTAAGGCAAGTGATACTGGAGCAGTTGTTTTAACTGTTTGTAGAACAACACTTAACATTGACACAGTTCAAGGTACTGGAAACGATATCTCATTCTCTTACGCACAATCAGCAAATTTATCAACCGATGCTGATGGAACTGCTTTGACAATTCCGGTATTTGAATCTGACATGGGAACTGGATCCGGCGGCGTAGGTGCTCCTACACCTGTAATTCCAGAAATCGACATCAAGGTTGAGGCGATCTCCGTTACAGCCGACACACGTAAGTTAAGAGCTCGTTGGTCTCCAGAATTGGCACAAGATCTTAATGCTTATCACTCAATGGATGCTGAAGTTGAATTGACTCAAATTCTTTCTGAGCAGATCGCATTAGAAATTGATCGTGAAATCTTGAATGACTTGGTTACTCAAGCTCGCGGTGCTAACTTCTTTTGGTCACGTTCACCTGGTAAATTTGTTAACAAACGTACTGGTGCTACAGTAGAAAGAGGAAATACACTTCAAGCTGGTCCAGCATTTACTGGTACAGTTCGTGAATGGTATGAGACTTTGGTTGAAACCATTATTGATGTTGGTAATGAAATCCACAGAAAGACTTTGCGTGGCTCTGCTAACTTTATTGTTACTTCACCTGAAGTTTCTACAATCTTCGAGGCATCTGTAATGTACAAGCCTTCTATGAAGCTTGATAGTCAAGGTCAAGTTGGTGCTCCATTCCAGCTAGGCGCTCAGTCAGTTGGTTCTCTTTCTAACAGATTTACTGTCTATAAGGACCCATACTTCCCACGCAACAAGTTGCTTGTAGGTTATAAAGGTGGTTCATACTTGGAAACAGGTTATGTTTACGCTCCTTACGTACCGTTAATCGTTACTCCTACTATTTTCCAACCAGAAGACTTTACACCAAGAAAAGGTGTGATGACTCGTTACGGTAAGAAAATGGTTCGTGGTGACTTCTACGGAACAGTAACTTGCTTGGATATGAATGTAATCTAACGAGAAATCTTTTCTGGTTAACTAAGGTGGGTCTTCGGATCCACCTTTTTTTATGTTTTACAATTGTTAATTAATAACATATTGTTAATAGTGCTAATATACCAACACAATTAATAATATATTAGCACTAAACACTCATCACACACAAGGAGAAAACATGAGTAGCAAACCATTTGAACTAAGGGCAGGTCTATTAGGGCAAGCAGAAGGAATTTTAACAAGTAGGTATCATCAAGAATACGAAAGACTTCGATATCTTTGTGATAGAAATATTATTGACCCTAAAACAGTAGCATGGCCAATGCCTCCATCGGCTGAAGAGATTATTGCAGAAGCAGAAAAGCTATATAAGTTTGTCCAGACAAAATAATTTTATATAACTTGGTTTATAAAGCATATTTATCTTAGAGGTGGATATGCTTTTTTATTGTTTGTTGTTTATGTTAAATGTATTTGCAGAACCTTTAGAAATAGTGGTAGAAGATCATGCAAATATTGAGGTATATATTTCATCACCTAAAATAAGAAATTACACAGAAGATGTAGAGGGTATCATAGGTGAAAAGGTTGTATATGGCTATAGTAGCTATCATTGGAAAGGTGCAAAAGTTATAAACGAAAGAGGGACTTACGATCCGATATTAATGCACTCTATGATAAAGGTCTATGATAAAGATACTATTGAATATGCATGGAATAATTGTAACTACTTGTTAAACGCTAAAAAGTGCTCTAGTCAAAATAATCATTATCTAATAGAGACAATAATAACCATTGATCAACACGAGACGCATGTCCAGATGATGTTGTATAATCCTGACATGACTTTGTTAAGTGTTTCAAACATAACAGATCGTGGTGAAATAAATTATATTAAACAGCAAGAAATAAGAATGTCTATGTCTAGATCTGGCTTAGATATTACAGTAATGCCCGAAAAAAAGCCTTTAAAGTGGGTAATACCTGCTCATCTATTAAACAAATATATCGAACAAGCAAGTAAAGGGTTGTGGCTAGGCGTTAAAATACAATAAATTAAGTATATTTTTTCCAGGCATACATTTTTCTTTTTTCTAAATAAGCCTTATCATACATTTTTGTATATGCTTCTTTTTCAAAAGGAATATTAAAATAAGCCTCGTCGTTTGTCATTCCTGACATCTTGCCTTTTAGCCAATATACAACATATAAAAAGTAAAAGAATAACACCAGGAGCTCTTTTTGCTGCTCTATGTGAATCATTTCATGGTTAATTGTAGTGTCTGACATTTCATCCTTAGAAATAATAAAAGGATATAGTGTAATTGCACTTATGTTGATAAAAATTGAAAGGTATTGAGGTATTTTACTATTTTGCAGTATAATAGTCTTCATTTCTTTGACCAGTATTTTTTTAAATTTTTTCTTTTATTTTTAACAAAGTCTTCGAGCTCGTTTAGAGGTCGAGGCTTAGGAAAATATTCTCTAACTTCAGTATCGGGATCTTCTGCTGGAAAGCTAGTTCCATAATCAACTCCAAGAGTATCATCTGTTAGGCCAAACGATGTGCTGTCTTCTTCTGTTGATTCTTCTTCATCAAAAAAGTACTCGCTATTAAAGGAAATATGATCAGTATCTTCTGGCTTAGCTATTGTAGCTTCACTGCCTTTGACTTGAGTTTTATCTAAATAAGCACTATTTTTAAAATTTTCTATAGAAAAACCTTTTTTTGCTGCAAGTCTTTTAATTTCTTCTTTTGCAGCTTCACTTTGTCTACACTTTTTTAAAAGAAGCTTCCTTCCGTGATATGTTAAAAACCCAATATTCATTAGATAGTTAACATAGGGCAAAATATCTTGAATCGTAGATACAATGTCCATTTCTGCCAAAATATTGTGATTATGCTTATTGTAAATGCTCTCTTTGACCAGCCGTTTAATTAATGCTTTTTTTGTCATTGTTTCTCCTATAAAAAAAATCATTTTTTTGTAATATATATAATTAATAATTATAATGATATTAATCATTTTTTAAACCATGGAGGAAAAATGGCTGAAAAGAATAAACAATCTGAAGAACTTGCAGCGCTTAAGACACAATGTGAAGACTGCTGCAAACAATTAGCTGCCCTTAAGAAAGAAGTGGCTGCACTTAAAAAAGCAAAATCAAGTGGTGGCGGATCTGATCCTCGCGTTGATAAGTTGATTTCAACTTTAAAAGTTTTAAACGGACCAAAAATCTGGGAAAGTGCTGGACTTTAAACCTATATAAAACTAGGCCCGGCACATAGCATAAAGGTAACCCCACTACCGTGTCGGAATCTTGTGGACAAGTAACTCTAAACAAATTTAAAAAATAGGAGGAAATTATGCCAAAAGTAGTATATACTAATTCAAAAGGATTGTTTCAGCAATCAGGAACAGGGGTCGTTTTACCCACACGAAGACCAATTATTGCATTAAGCAATGCAGCAACAACTGCGAGATTGTTAGACGCATCCGAATCTGGTAGTTTAATTACTATAGATCTTTCAACAAATGCAGCACAGACAATCACTGTTACATTACCAGCTGCAGCATCTTCAGCAGGCTGCTATTATGAGTTTAGCTTTATAGCTGATGCAGGTAATGCTGGCGCAGACTTTATTGTTACAACCGGTGCAAATGGTACAGATATTTTTGGATATGTTGTCCAAGGTGCAGCTAATAGTACAGTTTTGGACTTTAACGGCATTTCAAAAATTACAGCCGACGCCACCGCAGCCACAGATATGAATGGCATGTATTTAAAATTAGTTTGTGATGGTGTTCATTGGCATTTAAACGGGTATGATAAAACAGCTATTGGTACTGTTATACTTGTTGAATCGGCTACTGCCTAATAGCTAATTCAATCCCTGTGTAAACGGTTTAAAATAGTAATATAATAAAAATAAAAAGGAGTTTTTATTATGTTACTATTTTTTATTGCACAAATTTCAACAGCTAATGCCTCATGTAAGATTTCATCAAGTAGAATTATAAATGAAACTATCGAGGTTATATCGTGTGACAAAGGGCTTAATAAAACCATACAAATTGGTGTAGATTATTGGAATAATAAAGGATATGATCTGATTTTTGATAACAAAACCATTGATTGCAATAATATAGAAATGGAAGAATATAATAAAATATACTTTCAAATTAATAATGAAAAAGTTAAAGAATTAGATAAAAATGGTAGCAATTACGGCGCACGAACAATAACATGGGGAAATAAACTAGATAATACTTTTTTGTATGCAACAACTTATTTTAAAGATGATTATTATTCTAGATCAAATTTACTTGGAACTCACGAAATTGGTCATGCACTAGGTTTTAAACATGTCGACGATTCTTGTATAGGCTACGTTATGAATATTCGTAATTCTAAAATGGGAACTAAATTTTAAGAATTAACCTGACATCTTGTATACTTATCAAATATACAGGAGTGTTTTATGGCAACGTTTTCGCAAATGGCTGATAACAGCCAGAACCCTACACCGTACGGCGTCTTTGATTCTGATGATGACTTTAGAGGTGAGGCTGATCAATTTGTAGTCTTCACTAAAAGAAAACTAGGTGAGGACATATTATCAGTTGAACTAACAAAAAAAATGATTTTTGCAAACTTAGAAGAATCTGCTTTGGAATACGGAGCAATTATAAACCAGTATCAGGCAAAATCACAACTTTTACAATTTATGGGTATGCCAACAGGAAGTTATGATGCCGAACAAAAGTTTCCGCGTGAAAACTTACAATATCTTGCAAGATTTGCTGAACCCTACGCTATGGAAGCAGGTGTAGGAGGTTCTTATAATATGATATCAGGTTCCATTGATCTTGTTCAAGGTCAGCAAGATTATGACTTTTATACAGACTTAAAAGACTCGGACGGCAACGTTATATATAATACTGGTTCCAATGCCAAGGAAGGCTTTAAATCAAAGCTAAAAATTAGTGAAGTTTTTCATTTTTCACCACAGGCAGCATATAGATTTTTTGATACAACAAGTGCAGTAAATTATTTAAATAATGAATTTTCTTTTGAGTCTTTTACTCCTGAAACTATATTTTACGTTTTGCCTGTTTTTGAAGATATTCTACGTGCAGGACAATTAGATCTTTCAAATCGAGTTAGAAGATCTAACTATTCCTATAAGATTATTGGTACTAAAATAAGAATATTTCCTACACCTACACAAGACAATCCTAAAAAAATGTTTTTTAGAGTTATGTACAATCCAGATCCTTTAAACCCAGACTATCAAGATGATACGATTCATGGTGTTTCCAATTTGTCAAATGTTCCTTTTGGAAATTTAATATACAATAGAATTAATTCAATAGGAAAGCAGTGGATTAGACAATATGCACTAGCATTGTGCAAAGAACAATTGGGAGAAATTAGGTCTAAATTTTCATCTGTTCCAATACCAGGTGCTGACGTTAATTTAAACGGTTCAGATCTTTTAAGTAGAGGTCGGGAAGATAAGAAGGAGCTAATAACACAGTTAAAAGAAATGTTGGATACAATGACATATGACAAGCTTCTAGAAGTTAGCTCAAATAGGGCTGAGATGATTCAAAAGCAATTAAAGTTTGTCCCTATGCCAAACGGTTCTTCGATATCAATAGGATAATATTATGGCACGACTTTTTATAACACCTAGAGAAATAAGCTTTATAAATGACTTAGCAAAAGAAATGATAAAAGACATTGCTGGTCAAAAAATATATTATTATTCGATATCAGAAATTAAAACTCAAATTCATGATATATATGAAGAGTCACCAGATAAAATTTTTGATACTCCTGTTGAAATTGATTGTTTTGTTAAATATCAAGAACAAGAAATTAGAACAAATCAATTTGGATCTGAAGAGTTTTACAATATCGAAGCATATATCCAAAAGAAAGATTTGCTTGATAAGGGCATTGAAGTAAATGAAGGAGATTTCTTTTCATTCGGCTCCGTATTTTTTGAAGTTATCAAGGCACCTGTTTCATCTACTATTTTTGGCCAGATTGAAAATGGAAACTTTATTACTGTAACAGGTAGACAGGCAAGAAAAAGACAGTTTATCTCCAAAGTTTTCGGACCTACATCACAAAAATATACAGATCCTGATGCTGTTCAAGATACTTTTGTCCAGCAACGTGGTTTTGAATCCAACCAGCTTGGAGAAACAGGTGATGTAAGAGAACTAAGAGAAAACGGTGTTTTGGATTCCCCAATAACCGGGCCAAAAGAAGTTTCTCCAAAAGGTACAAAAACCAAGTCGGGATCTTCTTTTTACGATGAGGATTAGTTATGTCAAAAATTAGTAGTGGCTTTGAAGGATTAAATACAGAAGAAAATCATTCTATTCCTAAGAATGGAATAGAAGACGTTGACAGGGCAGTTTTTGAGCTTTTTGACAAAAGACTTGCCTTCGAAGTTAAAAATAAAGATAGCACCATACCTGTCCCAGTTGTGTTTGCTTCGGGTGAAAGATTTGCGCTTACGAGAAGAAAAGAAGCGCTAAGAGACGATAATAACGCCTTAATTTTACCCATTATATCAATTGTTAGAAAAAATATCGACTTGGCACCAAGCCAAGGAGGCTATGGAACAGCTATTTCATATAGAGATCAAGATCTATACGTTATTAAAAGAAGGCTGTCAGAGGAAGATAGAGACTATCAAAACATTATTAATAAGTTAGGATTAAAAAATCAAAAAAATGTCTCTAAAAGAAAGTTTTCAAGGTCAGATGTATTTCCTGGAAACATTCAGGTTGGTAATAGCCAGGCTTCAAGAAGAAACGGTTCAAACATATCTTATTTTAAAGAGGAAATCGATCTATCACATAAAATAGGAAAAAATATATTTGAAATAATTACTATTCCATATCCTGAATTTTTTACAATAGAGTATGATGTCACATTTTGGACTCAATATGTAACTGAAGCTAATCAAATGATTGAACATTTGATCGCAATGTTTGATGGGCAGGACAGAGGGTTTAAAATAAAGACGCGAGAAGGATATGAGCACTTTGCATTTGTTTCAAATTCTATTACTTCTGCTGATAACTTTTCAGATTACTCCAATGAAGAAAGAATTATAAAAAACAACTTTACTATTACTGTTCCTTCGTATTTGATTGCGCCAAGTGTGGACGGTGTAAATACTCCGTTTAGAAGATTTTTATCTTCTCCTGAGATTAATTTTGAAATAAGTGAAGTCAAGGCAGGCTCCATTAAAACAAAAGATAAAAATAACGCACAAAACAATACAGATAAATTTATATTATCTGATATAGATACATTAAAGCCTGACGGCTCTTTTGATGATGGACCTGAAGATACTGGTATCGAGCTTTTGTTTGAAGACATAGATCCAAAAACAGGGAAAACAACCAAAGAATATCGAAGGGTTTTATCTAGAAATCAAAAAAAAGGAGAAACAGTGTTATCAGCAGACTTTTTAAGAAAAATTGAAGATGCAAACGAATAGTAGAAATTTGGTATTTTGATTAATACTTATAATAGAAAATATATATATTGAAGAGGAGACTATATAATGGCCGAACAGACTTTTAAGTCCCCAGGATTTTTTGATACTGAAATCGTAACAGAAAGAAGACAAAACCTTGATCAAATTATTACAACAGTTCCTGCAGGGGTTGTTGGTTTCTCTGAGAAGGGTCCTGCATTTACACCAATTACAGTAAATAGCTATGAAAGATTTGTTGAAATTTTTGGTGAAGCGAAGACAGATTATCCATCAACACTGGCGGTAAAAAAATATTTAGAACATAGAGATGCACTAACCTTTGTAAGAGTCCTAGGTGCAGGTGCAAATACAACTGAGTCTCACTTTGGTGACACTGAAATACTAGGTACAGTCCAAAATGCTGGCTTTGTTGTAACTTCGTCAGGAGATACAAATAGAACAGGCAAAAATGCTTTTGGAGAAGTCCAATTTTTATGTGCTGAGCACGATGTGGCTGCTATTGAAGCTGTTGGCTATCCAATTTTTGCTTCTCAGAATACAACTCTTTCAAATGATCCTTACATTGTTAGAGGCGTTTTGTTTACTACGTCTGGGTCTAAGTTTATTACACTTAATCATGATGCCCAGTTTGACCCTAAAACAAATAAAGATTTTACAGGTTCTACGATAACTGCTGCACAAAGTAATGAAATGTTTGGAAAGTTTAAACTTCTTTTAACATCGAGCGATTCATCTATTGGAACAAACAACGGATTTAGCGGTGTAAAAGTATATTCTGCTTCTTTGAATCCCTCTAGCGATGCCTATATATCCAAGGTTTTGAATACTGATCCTGCAAGATTTCAACAAGACCAGCACTTGTTATATGCACATTTTCCTATTGAAAACGAGCTTGCACCCTTAAAAGCAACTCCGGCAGCAGATGTAACAATAGGTCTTTTAAGTGGATCTGCAGGCAGGTCTGTGAAGTCTAATAAAATGTTTTCAACAATTTTTGGAAACTTTCAGGCAAGATATCAGGCGCCTAAAACTACAAGCTTTATATCACAACCTTTTGGAAAAATTGAATATGATTTATTTCATTTTGAGTGCATAGACGACGGAAAACACGCAAATGACCTTTATAAGATTTCTATTGCAAATATTAGAAAATCAGATGATGATGAAAACCCATACCCGATGTTTGATGTTGAGTTGCGTGCAAAAAGAGATCTGGATACTTCATTACAAATTATTGAAAGTTTTATTAATTGCGACTTAAATCCAAATAGCGAAAACTTTATTGCCAATAAAATAGGCGATATGAAGCTTTTATATAATTTTGATACAACACTTTCAAAAGAAAGAAGACTGACAATTCAAGGAACCTATCCAAATAAATCAGCAAGAATTAGAGTTGTTTTATCGGATGCCCTGGAAAGAGGTGAGGTTCCTAATCATGCTGCACCTTTTGGCTTTAGAGGCTTGCCATTGCTTAAGACTTTTGATGCAGAACCCTCTACAGCCAATCTCGATCAGCAAACATCAGTAGTAAGAATGTCAAGAGTAAGTATTGGAACAAATGACTCTGCTGCTATGATTGGATCTATTTTACCTCCAATTCCTTTTAGATATAAAGTAACAACTGGAGAAGCCAGAGGAAACACTACTGGTGATTTTAAATACATAGGCGAAGGCTCACTAAACGAAAGCTCAATAAAAGGTCTTTCATGGGGAGTTAAATTTGAAAGAATACCTGCAGTTGGTGAAATATCATCACCTGTCAATAGGGCAAATGAATCCATTGTATATAACGATCTCTTGGATAATATGTCTAAATTTTTAGGTATACAAAAGCTAGATGCCTTAGTAACAGGTTCTGGGGCTGATGACTTTAACCACAATAAGTTTACACTTGCTAGAGTTAGTTTAGGTAAGTTTTTACATGAAAATGAAACTTTATCAAATTACGCACATTTCTTAACAGGCTCTGCTAGAGATGAAATGAAAAATGCAGCTTATCTTAGAGATGCTGTTGTTAATGGCAATGATTATTCGGTATCTGATGACCTTCATGCAAAAGAAAGATTAACGCTTGCGTCTTTAATGTCACTAACATCTTCAGTTTATTTTAATAGATTTTCTGACTATACTAAGTTTACTAATATTTTTTATGGCGGTTTTGATGGTACTAATATTTTAGACAAAGATCAGGCTGTTATGAATGACAAAGCTTCTTCGTCAGACACGGGAGGAAAAGGAGTTAATTCACCTGACATTGGTTTGACAATGAATTTTGGAACAGGGGACTCAAATTCATACGTTAATTCATACAAATCTGCTGTTAATTTATTAACAGATCCTGCACAATCAAGAATTAATATTTTAACGTTTCCTGGAATACGATCAGATCAACTTATATCACACGCAATAGAAAGAATAGAGGAATACGGCAAAGCCTTACTTCTTCTTGATGTGCCACATATTAATTCAAATGAAACTAGAATGTATGAAGATACACCTGGTAATGTTAATGTTAGAAAATCAATAGAAAGCTTTTCTGATAAAAACTACGATACTTCTTACGCTGCTGCATATTTTCCAGATGTAGTTGTTGAAGATGATGGGAAAAGAAAATTAATGCCTGCAACAGTTGCTGCATTGTCTGCAATAGGTTTTAACGATAATACTTCTTTTCCTTGGTTTGCACCTGCTGGATTTAACAGAGGGTCTCTAAGCTTTGTTTCAAGCGCAAGAGCTAGGTTAAACAAGGATGAAAGAGATGTTGCATACGAAGCAAGAATAAATCCTATTTCAACATTTCCAAAAAGTGGATACGTAATATCTGGACAAAAAACATTACAAAAAGCAAGAACTTCTTTGGATAGGGTTAATGTTAGAAGAATGTTACTAGAAGTCAAAAGAATTGTAGCAGATATTTCAATTGGGTTTATTTTTGAAGCAAACACACCTGAAGTTAGATCAATGTATCATAAAAAAGTTTCTGATGCATTGGCAGGAATTCAAGAAAATCAAGGTATTGACCAATTTAAAGTTGTAATTGACTCTACCAATAATACACAAACAGATATTGATAACAATGTTTTAAATGGAAGAATTGTATTAGTTCCTACCAGGGCAATAGAATTTGTTGCAATAGATTTTGTTATTTCTAATTCAGGTATTGATTTTGTCTAATATATATTATTATTAAAAACGGGGAATTTAATGAGTGAAAAAATTACAAGACTAAGTGCGGGCGTAAAAGCCAATGAAATAGATCTTTCAGCTGTTACAGCACCGCCTCAATTAGAACCTACTGGGGTTCCGGCTGGCGTTATCGGGACAGCAAAAAGCGGTCCCGCTTTTGTCCCCGTGACAGTTCCAAATTCTTCGGAGCTTATTAGAAAGTTTGGAGACTCAAAAGGTAATGAGTTTGGACCAATTGCACTAAGAGAATGGTTAAGAAACGCATCGGCGGGTACATATATTAGAGTTTTAGGTGCTGGTGATGGAAAACAAAAAGCAGCATCTGGTCTCGTAACAAACGCAGGTTTTGTTGTTGGGCAAAAACTAGTTCAAGGAACTGGTAATATTGGAAATAACATTTATGCAAACGGAACTTTGCAAACTGCTGCCAGAACTTATTTCGTTGGCTGCTTAATGTCAGAATCAAATGGTTCAACATTTTTATCAGATGCAGGTGTACAGCCAGGGCCTTCAAAAGCATCTGTTGTTATAACAACTCATGCTGCGAACGGTATTGGTGGAGAGTCTCTAGTGTTTCACAATATGGACGGTACAAAACATACATTAACAGTATCAGCTGGAGCAAGCAATGCTACTAGAATTGATCAATCTGCAGCAACAAATGCAGATACATTTATAGCAGAAATTAGAACAGCAATAATAGCAGCTGTTGCAGCTAACAACATTAAAAATATAGACACAGTTCCTGCTTTGGCTGCTGATGCAAATGGCAACACAAGAAAATTAGTATTAACAAGAACTGTTGGTGGTAAAAATGGAAATACTATTATAGCAGGATCTGCCGGTATTTTTGCAAATGACAATGTTCAAATTAATCCACCTGGAAACGATCCAGGCGAAGGAAGCGGTACAAAGTCATTTCTAGGTGGTCTAGGTGGATCTGTTCCTATTGCTAGAGGAGTTATATTTGCCCCTCAAGGTGTTAATCTTAAGCTAGAAGCACATGCAGATCATGGTCAAGCCAGCGTCACAGACACTGCCCCCGGGCAGGCAACAATTGCCACTGCAGCTGGCCCAAGAGGCGCAACAACCGGATCCATAACAAACGGTCATCAAGCTACATTGTACTTGAATGGCTATAATCAAAGCACCAATAGATCTATACAGTTTTCTTTTGATCCTGACTCTCCTCAATATATCGCAAATTCTCTAAATACAGATCCAACAAAAATTGAAGAAAAAGGTCACTATCTATATGCTGATTTTCCTGTTTACAGGTCTCAAGCAATACCTACTGGTAGTGGTGCTATATCCCAAGGTGCTAATGCCAATGGTGAACCAATTTCATTTTTATTAACAGGTTCTGCTGATAGAAATGCAGGAACAGCACAACAGCCTAATTTTGAAAATTTTGAAAATAGATATCAAAGAGCTTTTTCGCCTATGTTTATATCTCAAGACATGGGAACAAGACACGACTTATTTAAGGTTACAGCTTTGTCAGATGGATTAGGTCCATCTGATCAATTTAAAGTATCTATTCAAAATATTAAGCCATCAACAGATCCTCAAAACGAATATGGAAGTTTTGATCTTGTTATAAGGGATTTTGAAGATACAGACAGAAATCCTTCAATTTTAGAATCTTTTTCAAAGGTTAATTTGGATCTTAATTCTGAAAGATATATATGCAGAGTTGTTGGTGATCAAAAAATAAGTTTTAACTTTGATGACAGCGAAGAATCTCAATCAATACTTGTTGAAGGGGAATATACAAACAATAGTAATTATATTAGGATTGAACCAAGTAGCCAGCTAAAAGAAGGTCAAGCACCAGCTGCTGCAATTCCGTTTGGGTTTAGAGGTCATTATCACTTACAAACATCGGGATCAGCACTGCTATTACCTGATGAAAGAGGCAATGCACTAGTGGCGTCTGGCGCAATTGGTGATTCAATTGTTCAACCACCAGTTCCAATGATTCAACATTTAAAGGTTGGAGCAGGATCAAGTGCAAAACTTAATGCAGGTATATACTGGGGCCCTCAATTCTCTAAAGTGCAATCTACAACAGATCCTAATAAAACATTTTCATCCTCTACAGCTATTTCAAACTTTGCAAAATATTTTGGAGATTTTAGATCTGATGTTGCTAACATGTGGGTTGGTGACAATGCAGGAACAGCAGTAAGCGATTATCTTGGAAATGTTGATGCTGATACTTTTAATAACAATATGTTTGCTTTAGATAAAGTCCAAGTTGTTACAGGATCCGATACAAAGGCTGATCCAACTAAGTGGATAGATTCTGTTTACGTAAGAAACGGGATTATTGCAAATGATCCTAATTCAGCTGCCAAAACAAGAGCACTAAAGGTTTCAGATTTAACAAAAGTTGCAAATAGAAAATATGCTAAATTTACCACATTCTTACAAGGTGGTTGGAATGGTGTAAACGTATTTGATGAAGAGAAATCAAAACTAACTGATGCAGCAGCTCATAGAGAGTATACAAATGAAGCTGATCAAGGTGGAGTTTCTGGTCCAACAGTTGCAGCCTACAGAAAAGCTATAGATATCATGGCTACAGACGCTGATGTTGACATTAAGCTTCTTGCAGTGCCAGGCCAAAGAAATCTAGGCGTTACAGATTATGCTATTTCTGCTATGGAATCTAGATTTGATGCAATGTATATAATGGATACTCAAGAAAAAGATGTTAACAATACAGTTATTACAAGCTCTTTGCAAAATCCTGACATTTCTAGTACAATAGAAAGTTTTAAAAATAGAGGCCTTAATACATCGTTTGCTGCAGCTTATTTTCCTGACATTATTATACAACATCCCGATAGAGCTACAAACCTAACTGTTCCGCCTAGTGTGGTTGTTTTAGGGGCATTTTCACAAAATGATTCTATTGGTCATCCCTGGTTTGCACCGGCAGGTTTTTCTAGGACTTCTTTGCAAACAACAGTACAAAGTACAATGGCATTAAACCAAGAAAATCTTGATGATTTGTATGATTCTAAAATTAACCCAATTACTTCTTTTGCAGGAACAAACCTTGTAATATGGGGGCAGAAAACATTACAACAATCATCCAATGCTCTTGATAGAGTAAATGTTAGAAGACTTCTTATTGAAATTAGAAGACTTGTTAGAGATGCTGCAAATCAAATCATATTTGAACCTAATAGAGAAGAAACACTTAGTAAGTTTAAATCCCTTGTAGATCCTATTCTTCAAAATGTTCAGGATAATCAAGGTCTTTCCAGGTATAAAGTTGTAATTGATACAACTACTACAACTCAAGCTGACGTTGAAAACAACACAGTTAGAGGAAAGATATTATTGCAACCTACAAAAACAATTGAGTTTGTTTCTCTTGACTTTGTAGTTACTAATGCAGGCGCAGAAATTTAAAAAATGAATGTAAAAAATAAAGAATCATATACTTATAGTAAAATAGTAAAATTATCGGAGGATAAAAATGGCTGAGACACTTTCTGTAGTAGATATGCTACCAAATAAATTTGAACCTAAAAGACAGTTTAGGTGGGTTTTTTCAATTGAAGGTATTGACGCCTTTTTAATGAAATCTGCATCTAGACCTTCTTACCAGATTGCTGAAACTACACTAAACTTTATTAACTCAAAAAGATATCTTGCAGGAAGATTGACATTTGGAACAATGAACGTAAATCTTCACGATCCAATTGCCCCATCAGGTGCCCAACAAGTAATGGAGTGGATTAGAACCCATACAGAGTCTGTATCTGGAAGAGCTGGATATGCAGATTTTTATAAAAGAGATTGTCAAATTAAAATGCTAGATCCTGTTGGAACTGTTGTTGAGCTTTGGGACATTAAAGGCGCATTTATTACAAGTGCTAATTTTCAATCCCTATCATACGATAATGATGCTGAACCTATGTCAATTGATTTGACACTTAGATTTGATAATTGTGTTTTACAATATTAATAAAACTATTTTACTTTACTGTGCTATTTAATATTATTTAAACAAGCATAGGAGAAATATGAGAGAGTCCAACAAAATATTTACGCAAGGTGCAGAAAATCAGCAATCGTCAGAAGTTGCTGCCAATCATATTCGAAATGTATCAAAAGATGATTTTAACTGGGAAATACCTGTTGAATTAGTACCAGTTCCGTCAGAAGGTCTCGTTTACTCTAGCGAATCGGGTCTTAGCGGTGTAAAAGGTCTAGAAATTAAATCAATGACTGCTAGAGAAGAAGACATTTTAACTAGTAGGGCCTTTATTAAAAAAGGAACTGTTGTTGATGAACTTATTAAATCTTGTTTAATAAATAAAAATATTGATGTAGATTCATTGCTTAAGGGTGATCGAGACGCATTAATGGTATCAATTAGGATTACAGGCTACGGAACAGCTTACCAAGCCTCTGTTAACTGTCCTAATTGCGGAATGAGACATAAAGAAAAAGAATTTGATTTATCTGAACTTGAAATCAAAAGACTCGAATTAAATCCTATTGCTGAGGGCGTCAACGAATTTGAATTTCAACTACCTGTTTCTAAAAAAACAGTAGTATTTAAATTTTTAACGATCAGAGATGATCAAAACATGACAATTGAGAAAGAAAGGAAAAAAGCGCTGTTTGGTAACGAATATATTGAGGGGAACATAACAGACAGCCTCGTAGCTCATATTGTCTCAATTGACGGGATCAGGGATAGGTCAAAAATTGCAATGTTTATTAATAAAATGCCTGCACTTGATTCTTCAAAGCTTAGGCGGCATATAATAAAACATAAACCCGGAATATCGATGGAGGTCCCCCTCTACTGTCATGGATGTAATACGAACAATATGATAGACCTTCCGATAGGAATCTCTTTTTTTTGGCCTGCCCTATAATTATCAAGAAACACTTCTTGAAAGCTTTTATTTTTTACAAAAAAACCTAGGTATGTCATATACCGAAATTAAAAAACTTCCTGTGAGATATCGTCGTTGGTATATAGATAGAATTATAGCCGATCATGAAAAACAACAATTGGCTCTTAAAAAACAATCCAATGAACACGAACTGAAAAGACCTGATGATAACATTGAAAAAATGTATCGTCGATTCTCAAAGGAGTAAAAAATGGCAGATACAGACGAAAAAATACTGGCAACACTACAAAAGCTAAATCAAAAACTAGATGATAGAGATTCTATTAGCACTGGTGGCGTAGACAGAAATAGAAGTAGAACTCGTTCTGACAATACAATAACAGATAGATCTTCAAGTAGCAGAAGCACAACAAAAGATGTTACACCTATGTACGGAGATAGAGTTATAAAGTCAACCCTTGCTGACTCTATTGAAGATGCAATTGGTAAGTACGGTGGGACATTTGATTATTTTACAGGCAAATATGAAAACTTTGTATCTTTTACAGTAAAGTCACAAGCTAGGTTGATATCTGAGATGGCAAATGATGCTGATAGACTTATCGGTGATAGAACTATTGTAGGTGTGTTTGGATCTGCAGCACAAGCTAGAAAAGAACTTCAAGAAATATATGATGTAAACTCATTCTATATTAATAGAATTGCACAGGACTATGCCAAAGAAACCGAAAAAGGTACGGAAATGATGCTTAATACTCTTACAATACAAAGAGCATTAAGAATTAATAATGAAGACTTTCTTGGGATTATTGATAATCAAATGGCAAGTTCTGGAAAAGTAACTGATGAAGTTTTTAAGAAAATTGCATTCTATGCCGAGGCATATTCTCAGCAAACTGCAGCAAGTATTTATCAGATTACAAACAATATTACAGCTGCGATGGCAGATTATGAAAAATACGGTGCTGCTAGTGAAGAGGCGATTTCCCAGTTTGGTGCAACTTTAGGTCAACTACAAATGACTACTGGCGGTATTGATGCCCTGGTGGGTAAAGCACAAACATTTGAAGGTGCTGCTTCGCTTGCAAGAGACCTCGGTGGGGCTTTTGGTGCTTCACTTGATCCGATAACGTTAATGAATAAAGCATTTGAAGATCAAGCTGGCTTTGTTGACATGATTAGAAACTCTATGTTTGAAGCAGGTATGGATTCTGAACAAATGGGTCATTCGATTACCCTTGTTGCAAAAACTCTAAACATGTCTATTAACGATGCTAAAAAGCTATTTGACTCTCAGGTAAGCATTGGCGGCATCATAGCAGATTCTGTTAGTGCAACTGGATATAGTGCTGAAAGCGCTGCCAAGGTGGTTGCAGATCTTCAAGAGTCTATTATTGACACCAGATCAGTTGTCGATATTGCACTTGAGCGCGGGCAAAGCATGTATGAAATTGCAATTGATAAAACCTTTATGAAGTTTAAAGATTTAAACCAAGATATAAAGGAATTTATTGCAAGTGATGATACAATATTAAAGCTATTTGACGGCGATGCTAAAAAAGTAAAAGAGTTTGCACAGCTAACAGGAGACATAGCAACAAAAACCGGTAATGAAAGACAAGAGGCTATTAAAAAGTTTAAAGAAACGATGGATAAAATTATTGGTGCTGACGGGGCGACTGAAGCTACCAAGAAAAGAGCAAAAGAACTTTTAGCATCATTTGATAATGTAACAAATTCAGAAAGCTTTAATGAAATTTTTGATAAAATAAACGAAGAACAAACAATTAAAGTTACAGGTCTTGATGTTGATAAAGATCAAATAATTGAAGATTTAGGTTTTATATCACAATCAGAAGCTTTTGACAACATTAGCACAAGCTGGAAAAATGCCTTTGCTTTTACAAAAAGACAGAGCCCTTCTCCGCTAGAAGTGCAATCAGGTAATGCAATTAATGCTTTTGCAAATGAAACAGAAGTTAAATGGTCTAAAAACTTAAAAGAAAAAATTCAAAATGCAGCAACTGTTGACGTTAAAGTTAATTTTGATCCTGCAGAAGAAAAAATGTTAAAAGGCGGAAAAATTGATGCTGATCTTATTATTAAAGCAGAAAATCAGGCGCTCGTTGATGCCATAGGAGAATTAACAACAATTCAAAAGAATATACTTGTAGAATTGCAGAAAAGTAAAGAGACACCAATTCAAAATAACGTTTCAATTTCTCCAGAATTAAATCTAGGAAACTCTGGTAAGCTGGTACTTGACAATGTTGTTTTACAGGGTGTAGACAACAGATTAACACAACTCGGGTTTTTAAAATGAAATACGAAGATATCTTAAATAAAAAGTTTTTAGAATATTTAAAAAATATTGGTGGTGATATTAGCGTCATTGATAAAGAAGAAAAGTTTTTTAAAAAAATTAAAAAAATTCTTGAAACCCAAAAACAAAAATAATTATTTAATATGCATTAAAAAGGTTTGTTATGACTACTAGAAAAACACTAAAAGAATTTTTTCAATCTCAAGGATCTGTTCAGAAAAATATTTTGATAAACCCTGAAGACATTAATTCCAACAACGAAATAGGAGAAGGCGATGATTTAGGTGTTGATTCTGAATCTGGTGAGCCTCTTTTAGATTTAGATGACAAGGCAACAGGATTGCTAGGCGATTATGTTAACTTTATAATGTCTTCTTATGATCATAAAAATGGAACCTTTAACGGCAAAATATCTAATTTCTACAGGCCAGGACCTAAAAACTCCAGATCACCTAATAACGATAGAGGAAATAGGGTACACGACCCCGCAGGACCTGACGGCAATGCTAAGGTGTTCGTAGAAACAAATACGACCTTAGGCAATACCTTAAGAAAATATTCTCAGTCAGGATATATTTCCAATCTAGACAACATTGTAAAAAAAGAAGGTGATCCTGCAAATCATGAATTGTTAAAATTTGAAAAACAAAAACTAACTAACCGAGGTGAAACGTTTTATAATCAAGAAAATAACGAGAATGCTGTTGGTGAGACTTTAAGTACTTTAATAAATAACAACAGGTACAACCCTGGAAAGTTTAACCAGCAGGGTTCTGCCTATGCAGAAAAAGGTGTTTCTACCTCTAGTGATGTTGACAATAGCACGATAAGCTATTATGATACTTTAGGTGAGGATGAACCTTCTGGCGAAATTAAAATAGAAAGACTTAAGATTTTGGCAGAAGACATTTTTAAAAGATACACTGGTATTAATCCTGACATGATGTCAGGTAAAACTGAAGCTGAGATATTTGAGATATTTGAAAACAATGAAAATACCACGATACAGTCAAAAGACTTAAGGGCAACGGTTCAGAATGCTATGCCAGAGTCTTTAAAGAATTCTGGGTTTCAAAAACAAAAAGGAAATGTCTTAATCGATGAAAGAAGTGTTAAAGTTAACAAAGGAGATTATTCTAGTATTGCTTATGAATCAGAATCGCATATCATTACGTTGGCTTCTGTTAGATTAAAAATCATACTTTCTTTAATACTAGACCAGTTTAAAGAAGACACGCATTTACCAGACTACCAGAAAACAGGATATATTCAAAAAATTAGAGGTAGATCTCCTGTTCCTTTTTTTAAAGATACTTTATATCCAGTTACCGATTGTGTAGATGAGGGACTTAATGTAATGTTTGGGCCAGATTCTGGCTTGATTAATTTTGATATAAATAAAGCTTCTAAAAACACAAGTATTATAAACTCTAGTCATTTTTGGATCCCTTTCTTTAAGTCAATAATCAAAGAATCAGAAAGAATTTTAAATGATTCTGATGTTTCAACAACAAGAAATTTTTTAAAGTTTTTAGAAAGATCTAGAATTGTTCAATTTATAAACATTTTATCAGGTATAGGTGATAACTCTTTAAAGTCAACTGGCGGTGCTGGTATATTCTTAGAAAAAGAAAAAGGTGTTATTGTTAATAATTCCTTAGATGTTGATTTAATGCCCGATACTTTAGGTAGTGTTGTTTCAAAAAGCAGAAATCTGTCAGGTAAAATTGCATGGGGCCAAGGTACAACACCTTCATTGTACTTAATGCCAGGAAATCCAGTTAGAGCAGCAATGCTATTAGGTACAGGTGTTAAAGGAGCAAACCCGTTAAAATCAGTTGCAAGCGAAAAGCTTTCTGCACAAACAGTTATTAGCCCACTAGAAGGAGACTATGCAAGGCTTCCGGGTTCTTTGGTAGAAAAAATTGAAAACGAGCTTGAAGCATCTTATGTTCCGTTTTATTTTCATGATTTGCGAACTAACGAAATAATTTCATTTCACGCTTTTTTAGAGACACTAACAGATTCATTTTCCCCAGGAGTAAACCCGTCGTCAGGTTATGGTAGAATGGATCCAGTTCAAATATACAAGGGAACTACAAGATCAATAAATCTATCATTTAAAATAGCAGCAACTTCAAAAAAAGATTTTAACGAAATGTGGTGGAAAGTTAATAAGCTTTTAACATTGATTTATCCTAAGTGGTCAAAAGGAACAGAAGTCTTTGATCAAGTAGGAAAAAATACTTTTGTTCAACCATTTAGCCAAATTATTGAAGGCTCACCTATGATAAGACTAAGAGTAGGAGATATCATAAAATCAAACTATTCTGAATTAGCTTTGGCAAGACAGTTTGGAATAGGTAATGCTGATACTTTAATTGCAGGAAGAGCAGGTGTTAGTTTAACACCAGGCTTGTCAAATTCAGGCCTAGGAATGACAGCAAGAGCAGTTAGAAGTATTACAAAGCTTGTTACTGATCTTGCTGTAAAAGTAATATTTGGTTCACCTGTTGCTTGGTCTCAATTTGGATCAAATATTGTTGAACTAGTTTTAAGAACAATTGGCACAACTGGCACAAACATAGCAGCAACTGCTCTATTTGATACAAGGGCTTCAAATATAACAGAGAAACTTTTTGTAAATTCTGTTAATACACAAAACAGTATAGGTTATAAGGAAATTTATAAAAAGTTTTTAAACCCTAATGACTTTAATCAAGATTCTTCTTACGGTCCGCAAAAAACAGACAAAGTTATTTTAGCTGCTACGCTTCCAGATTTCCCCTATTATAGCCCTAAAGATGAAAGATATTATCATTTTAAAAGATCACTAACAGGAGAAATTAAAAATACTAAAATTATTAATGGGGAACTATACTATAGAATTATCATTAATGATATTGATGCACCTTTAGGCGTTTTTCAAAAAATAATTTTAGCAAGATTTGAAGATTTTATATTAAGCCCAGAACATATGTTTATAGCTCCTTTGCTTTCTTTATCATCTGATCTTAAAGACATTTTTGAAGGAAATAACGGTCTAATTGATGAAAAGTTTGCTCATGAATTAAATAAGATAGGCTTGTCAGACGACGACATTAACCCTTTTAGAACAGTCATGAGCGAAGCTTTGTTTATGAGTCCCTATGCCCGACAGGACGGAGGTTTACTTAATGCAGCTAGAATAGCTTCTGGCGAATTAAGCATACCAACAGGAAATCCTTTTACAAGAGCTTTTAATTCTTCAAGAGGTAGAGGTTTGGCTGGGTTTATTACAAGTCTTTCTTTTTCAATGCTGGGAGAAGATACTACTTGGGATTTGGACTTTAACTCTAGGGCACCAAAAATTATGACAGTTACAATGGGATTTAGTCCAATTCATGATATTGCACCTGGTATTGATCATAGCGGGTTTAATAGAGCACCTATATACAATGTAGGAGATATTATGAGAAGCACAAGTGGTGATCCTTATAGTTCTAATGGAGACTTAGCAGAAAAATCTTTTAAGTCTGATTCTCGCGGTGAAGACAGAAGTTATAAAAGTAAAAAATTAAATGAAAATTACAAAAATTTAAGCAGTGCAACTTCCAAAAATAAGCCTGGTGTAAATAAGTTGTTTTAGAGGGAAAAATGTCAATAAGCAGATATTCATATGTAGATTTTTTAAATAATGGAAATGCTATTTCCAACTCAGATTGTGTTGAAGTTATATCAAGAGGAATAAAGTCAGGTTTAATTGATTTTGACAATCTTACTCTAGCAGGATCTCAAAGACTTGATGTTATTGCTGGTCAATATTATGGTGATTCATCGTTTTGGTGGGTTATAGCTGCTGCTAGCGGAATTGGTTGGTCATTACAATTGCCTCCAGGAACTTTTTTAAGAATTCCTACAAATCTTGAACAGGTGTTTGTATTATTATGAAAAATAACGAAATATATAATTCAATTTTAAAAAAAAGAGAATTGCTTTTAGAATCTTCATCTAAAGATATTAAAAGATATTCTGCTGCTAAAGGAACAGCAAATAACATTTTTGGAGAAAAGCTATCTAATAAAAATTCCAATAATAAAAACAATGTTAAAGGAATTTTAGAAAATGCAATTAGTGTGACTGGAGAGGTTTTAACAAACAAGGAAATTATTGAAAAATTAAATGTGGCTTCCTTGGCAGAAGGTTCAAGTGTTCAAAATGATGTTGGAATTATTTATAGATCAGATAAACTTGAAAAACCCCTTAAGGGTAAAAATAGCTTTGACATTGGTGAATACATTGGCAGTACGAATAATGATACTATTAGCAAAAATTTGCTAAATAATACTTTTAATAAAGACTCAGTTATGAGTAGATTTTCAAATCCGGGCCTTGCTATATACAAAATTAGAAATAAAGACATATCCATTAGAAACTCTAAAGAAACAGAATTTATTCCTATTTTTACAAATATGATACCTCAAATTGAAATGTCTAGATGTTCACCTCATTTAAACATTGTTATTGTTGATGACTCAGAAATACCTGATGAAAGAATAAGTTTAAGTAAATTTTTAGTAGGTAGAAATCAATTTAAAAACGATGGATTTGCAAGAGGTCTTTCAAGTGTGACACTACAAAATAAAAACGATATTGTTTTTAAAACTCAAGCAAATATTAGCGCAAAAAGAAGCGGCAGAATAAAACCTCAAAATGTATCTGGAATGGGAATATTTTTATCAACACAGGCTTTAGTAAATTCTGATATTAATAGATTTCAAATGGGAACCAACAGAGTGGTCGACCCGTTTAGACCTTTTATGTCTATTGAATCTTTTTCTGTGCAAGATTATCTTGCAGGTTACAAGTTTTTATCATCTGTTAAAGGAAGTTTAAATTTAAAACTATTTGATAGAAGTAGATTGCCTGAAATTTCAAAACTAATAGGCATAAAATACCTATCTTCAGTTTCTTTAATTATTGAATATGGTTGGAACCATCCAGAGGGTGGTATTATTAGCAATAATCCGTTTGGTCAATTTCTTAACTCGCAAAAAAGAAGAGAGCTTTTTAAGATAACAAGCAATCGAATGAGTATAAATGATGATGGTACTGTTAGTATTACACTTGAATTAATATCCATTTCTACAAATACAAAAGCTATAACATCTTTAAATTCAAAGTTTATGAAAGTAGAAGAGCTTAATGAATATTTAGACTTGTTAAAAAAGAAAATAAAAAATAGAAACGACAGACATAGCTACAAGACTCATCTTGATCTAAATAAAATTGATAATGCAACTTTAGGAAAAAAAGCTAATGATTTGATTTCTTTAGAAGCACTTTATAACTACTCAACAGACAAATCGGGTAAAAATATAAGCTGGTTTGAAAAGTTTGAAGAATTACTTTATAACTCAATTGATAAAAAATTTAATCTAAATAGTATTTCATTGTTTTTAGAAAAAACTGGTGAAATATTGTATGACCCGGATAGTGGCAAAACAAACATAGACAAAGATGAATCAGACTCTGGTGAAAAAAGTGAAAACGAAGAAGATAAACAAGAAGTAATAAAATCTTCTTCAATTGAATATATCAAAAATATGGCAAATTTTGCACAATCAAATGACATAGAAATAACGCAACAAAATAAAGTTGTTGAAAATCCAGACACTGAAACAGAAATAGGGGCAAGTCTTGTTGTAAAAAGGTTAAACACTATATACAGTTCTGATGCTACTAGCGAGTTTAGTTTTGCAGCAAACGAAACTGATTCTCTTAAAATAGGTGACAATGAAGAAAAAATTTATAAATATATGACTCTTGGAAAACTATTGACTGGTCTATATTTTATTCCTATGCATAATTCAAAAGAATACGATGAAATGCAAGTTTATTTTCATACAGCAAATAACTACGCTGCTGCTTTTCATAATGTCTCGCTAGGGGATGTTTTTATAGATACAAAAAGATTTTTAAAATCAGTAAGAACTATTTTGGAAAAAACAGGAAACGGAACGCTTGATATAGAAACAATTTTCCAGATTGTCAGAGAAATACTTAAAAACCCAGACCCTTATGAAATAGGCTACGGTATTACTGACATTGGTTCACAACTAGGCGGCTATATAGATCCAAACATTAGAGATGAAAAAAGAAAAGAATTAATTCAAGATAGAAATTCAAAATTAATAAAAATATATAAAACAGCAGATAATAGTGTTGATGTAAAAACTTTAGATTTTATACCTATTAATTTACAAATAAGAACAGATGTAAAGGTTAAGCTAATTGATGGAATGCCTAGAAAAATAATTAAAGTTCATGTATATGATAAAGCACAGGAAAGATATACAGAATCAAAAATGCTATTAGAAGGTGTTAATAATTCTGATGTTAATTTATTTTTAAATACCATTAAAGCTAAGAATAATATTAGCCTAGGTTTTAAAAAATTTACAAACTTTTTTACAAAAAAAAGCAATAAAAGAGAAATACAGACTGTTGCTAAAGAAATAGCAGAAGATTCTTTTACTTTTAATGCATTGCAAAGTTATGTTCACATAAACATAGATAAAATAATTAAAGCTGAAGTTCCTACTATTGAATTTGGATCAAATTCTGCAATTATTGAAAACATATCCATAACAAACGATTCAGGCGGGTTAGCAAATGAATTAAACCTTTATAGGTATGTTAATTCAACAGCAAACCCCCAGGATAATAATCAGCAACAAAATATTGAACAACTGTTTATAAATCCATCAAAAATATCAATACAAATGTTAGGTTGCCCGTTTATATCAATAGGACAAGAGTTTTATGTAACGGCAGGTACAAATACTACACTTGATACAATATATCATGTAGAATCTCTAAGCCATAATATAACTGAAGGTAGCTTTAAGACAACAGTTACACTCCAAGCTGCTGGAGGGTCTGCCTATAAGCCTTCTAACATAACTAAAAATATTGCTGCAATAACAAGTGAAGTTAATAGACAGTCAACTTTTATTTCTTAGTAACTTGTAAAATACATTTATTTTTAATACATTTAATTAAAAGAGGAAAAAATGTATTGTATATCAAATAAAATAACAGGATTAGAAAAAGATTTAATTTTTAACAAAGATCTTAAACTAATAAATAGAAAAAAAATAAAATCAGATATTGTAATTTGTAAAACTAATAACCCTGATTCTATTTCTTATTTTTCAAAAAATGCAGGTGTTGAACTAGAGCTAGACATACCTTTAAAATATAGAAATATGTGGGGATTTATTAAAAGAAATCCTGATTGGTCTAAAGTTTTAGGTGTTGAAAAGTTTGTTAAAATGTGCAGTCTTTTGTTGAAACAAACAAAATCTTTTAATGAAAACAATTTAAACAAGTATTATACAGATATTTCACAAAATCATTATAAGTTATTTAAAGAAATAAAACCTGCAAAAATATCTGAGAAAAATCTTTTAAAATATCTTTCATCAATTGAGAAGTATCATGCTAAAAAGTTTTTAAACAACCTGGAAGATAATAGAAAATATTTTAAAACAATAGAATATTCTATCTTTAATTCTGCGACAGGAAGAATGACAGTAACAAATGGTCCTAATATCTTGACACTCAAAAAAGAAAATAGAAACATATTTAAATCTTCATATAATAATGGAAGTATTCTAGAAATAGATATTAAAAACTTAGAGCCAAGAATTCTTATGGGAATGTTTAATAAAGAGGTTCCAGAAGATATTTACACTTGGATTGCACAAACTGTTATTGATGATAATGGATATGGTGAAATTGATGAAATACAAAGAAACTTTGTAAAAGAGCTAACATTTAAAATACTTTATGGTGCAAGTATGCATACTATTAAAAAAGACCTTAAAAATATGGACTGGCTTTACGATATTGAAGACATAGTAGGAAGAATTAAATCAAACATGGGATATCACGAACTTGTTGTAAAAATAAAATCTGAAATGCAAGAAAATTACTTTACAAACTTTTATGGTAGAAAACTTAAAAACTCATCATCAAATGTAAACTATTACTTGCAATCAACAGGTGTTGATGTCTCAATGTTTTGCTTTGAAAAAATAAATAGCATACTTAAAAAAGCGAGCTTAAACTTTAAAATAATAGGGTTTATTCATGATGCAATGTTAATAGATGTGGACGAAAAAGCAAATGAAGTGATTATGAAAAATCTAAATCAAAAAAGTATTGAAGTAACAGGATTTAACAATAAATTCCCTATAATTATAAAAGAGATAACATAAGGAAAAGCATGAAATCAAATCGACACGTATCACATCTAGGTGGATTAGGATCAGGAGATGGTTTATCAACAAGTCTAAACCAGGATATGAATCCTCCAAAAATTAGCGGAGGTGGGTTTGAAGGTACAGCTGATGCACAATTTAGTAAAAAGATGGGTCAGCTTAGAGTTCACATTGATGATAGTGATTCTATTATGTTTCCAGAAAATGAAGATTTAGAAACATTTAGAGAAGAAGACCTAATTAGAAGTAAAGTACCTTTTAACGGTAAATATAAGCTTAGGGAGTCAAAAAACATGAATTTAAAAACAATAGATTTGTTTGTTAAAAGAGAAATTGTTCCTTTTTTAAAACAAATCGATCCTACAGGTTACAATGGAATTCCTGAGATTAGTGGTAAAAAATGGAGTGCTAGCTTTTTACCTTTTGCAAAACCTACGCTAAGAGTTGTAGAACCTGTTTTTAAAAATAGAGGTAATCATCCTTTTATAGAAGGCAGCATTAAAGATTCATGGGTGGATCCAGATTCTAGTGGTTATTTTAAGATTTATATAACTTCTAGCCGTTCTTTAGAACTTGTAAAATCTGCTATGATAGAAATTATTAAAAATTATAAAATATCTAACTTAAAAGAAGGAAAAAATATGAAAAAGAAATTAATTGATTTATTTGATGATAAATTTTTTGAAGATGAATATTCTAGCGAATTTAAAGAAAACGTGCACAATATTGAAAACGAAGAGCTTTCTAAAGAAGTTGATAACCACATATACAAAAATGAAATTGATTATAATAATAAAGTTACATCAAAGGGTTTTAAAATGGTGCCTCAGTATGATTCAGAAGGCAAGCCTAAATCATCTATACAAAAAATCAATGAAATGGTCCACCAAGAAGTTTTTTCTCTTTTAAAAGAGCAACTCGAAGAAGTGGGCTTGACGTTAAAAAAAAGGACTGATGAGTGTTCTAGTTGCGGCTGTACTAACGAAGCTTGTATCTGTGAAAGCGAAATAGATGAAGCTATGACAACTGCAAGTATAGCTGGTTATGTTCCAAAGCTATCAACACCTTCAAACATTAAAAAACACAATAAAAGCATGCTTCCTACTGGTTACAAATTTTACTAATTTCATATAATACTAGTAACAAAAATTACCGGTTTCACAAAAACACACAAAAAATATTTCATTGTGTAAACCATAACCATTTTTATTATTATATAAATGTGGTTAAAAAAAAGAAATATTTTAAAACAAACAACAACAATTAATCACAAAAATCATTAAATACAAAGGAGAAACATAATGGCATTAGACATTAACGCAATTCGAAACAAACTAGCAAAACTTCAAGGAAAACAAACAGGAACCCAATACTGGCGACCGACTGAAAACCAAGATACAAACATTAGAATGCTTTCATTTAAAACAGATGATGGTCTTCCTTTTAAAGAGTTTTACTTTTATTACAATATTGGTAAAAACAGAGGAATTTTAGCACCGCACCAGTTTGGAAAGCCCGATCCCTTTCAAGAGCTTATTAATAAACTAAGAAATGAAAGAACTGATGAAAATAAAGACTTGTTAAAAAAGTTGTATCCTAAAATGAGAATTTATGCACCAGTCGTAGTTCGAGGCGAAGAAGAGAAAGGTGTGCAAATCTGGGGATTTGGAAAAACAGTATATTCCGAACTCTATACGCTTTTAGCTGATGAGGATGTAGGAGATTTTACAGATCCGTATTCGGGTCGAGATATCACAGTTTCTTCTACAAAAACACCGGGCCGACAATGGGCAACAACTTCTGTTAGACCAAGAATGAAAACTTCTCAGCTTTCAAGCAACGAAGAACAGATGAAAACATGGATAGATTCAATTCCTGATCCAGAAGCATTATTTCAGTTGCAATCTTATGAAGAGCTGTCAAAAATCATTAATGACTGGTTAAATGGAGAAGATAGTACATCTGATGGTACTGAGAAAAGCTTTGGAAGCAATTCTACAGAATCAAAAGAAAGTGAATCAAAGGCATATTCATCACTAGATGACGCATTTGCTAATTTAACCTAAAAATAGGTTGAGTTTAAAGGCCAAGTATTCCTTGGCCTTTTTTGTAAATGCGTCTATTTTTGTTTATAATAAAAACAACAAGAGGAGACTACATGGCTAAAAAAAGCAAAAAAAACATAAATAAAGAAGAAGTTACAAATAATGATGACTTTACAAAAGATTTGATTAAGGCTCTAAACAAAGAGCATGGAACACAAGTAGCGTATAACCTTTCCAATGGAGACTCTCCTACACATGTTAAACGCTGGATATCAACAGGTTCCATGATGCTTGATTATATTTGTTCTAATAGAAAAAATGGAGGATTACCAGAAGGAAGAATTGTCGAAATATTTGGACCACCTTCCATTGGAAAATCTCATATTGCAACTCAATTGGCAAGGAGTACACAACAATCAGGTGGTATTGTTGTTTATATTGATACTGAAAACGGCACTTCAGTAGAAAACCTAAGAAACCTAGGTGTAAACATATCAGAAAGATTTGTATATGTTGATACTCATTGCACAGAAGAAGTGCTCTCTATCGCTGAGTCTACTATTCTAAAAGCCAAATCTATTGATAAGGATATACCCGTAACAATTATTTGGGATTCCGTTGCAGCGTCGGCACCTAAAGCTGAGCTTGATGGTGATTATGATAAAAATAGTATTGGATTGCAAGCAAGAGCTATTTCAAAAGGAATGAGAAAAATAACAGGTGTTATTGGTGATCAAAGGGTTTTATTTATCTGTTTGAATCAAATTAGAACAAATATTGGTGTAATGTACGGTGATCCTACAACAACCCCTGGAGGCAAGGCAATTCCTTTTCATAGTTCAATTAGAATCAAATTAGGTGCAGGTCAACAGATCAAAGACGGCGATGATGTTATTGGAATTAATGTTTCAGCAAAAACAATTAAAAATAAAGTTGCATTTCCATTTAGAAAATGTGAATTTGAAATACATTTTGGAAAAGGCATATTCGAGCACGAACAAATGTTTGATACTCTAAGAAAATCAAGCCCATACGAAGTTGGCAACTTAGAAATCAATATAGCTGGTACTGGTGCCTGGAAACAATTTACTGTTATCGATACAAAAACGAATCAAATTGTTGAAGATAAAAAGTTTAGAAAATCTGATTTTTATGAATTAATTAATAGCCCACAATATCGCGAATACATTCTAGATGCCCTAGATGTTTGCATGACAAAAAAGTTTAATAATGATCCAGACATAGATGCAGAATCTTTTGTAGAAATGGAGGCATTACATAATGAGCTCAAGTAATGACAAGATATTAATAATAGATGCTATGAATCTATTTACACGTCATTATGTAGCACATCCAGCAATGAATGCAAATGGAGAGCAAGTAGGTGGAATCGTAGGTTTTATGTATGAGCTTTCTAGGCATCTAGAAGATGTAAACCCTGAAAGTGCATTCATTGTCTGGGAGTCTGGTGGTTCACAAAAAAGAAGAGATTTACTAAAAGAGTACAAGCAAGGAAAAAGACCAGGAAAACTTAACAGATATTATGATGAGATACCTGATACTATTGCAAATAGAAATTTTCAAATAGCTCTTTTAATTGAGCTGCTTGATTTAACTAAATGTAGGCAGATATACATACCAGACTGTGAAGCTGATGATGTTATTGCCTACCTCAATAATTATCAGTTTAAAACAATGAGAAAAATAATAGTTTCTTCAGATAAGGATTTTTATCAACTACTGTCACCTGCAACTGTAATATATTCCCCTACGTGGAAAAAATATGTTAACATAAATACGGTTATTGATAAATTTGGTATTCATCCTAATAACTTTTGTCTTGCAAAAGCCATTGTTGGTGATAAAAGCGATAACATCAATGGAATTAAAGGCGTTGGTTTTAAGTTTCTAGAAAAAGCATTTCCCAAAATGAAGACTAACAACGATTTATTATTATCTGATATTATCGAAGAATGCAAAGAAAAAATAAAAGAAAACACAAAAACTCAAAAATATGGTAAAATCATAGCTGGATCCAATATAATAAAACGAAACATAAAAATTATAAATCTTGATACAGGATTTTTAACAAACAAACAAATCAAAAAAATACAATATACAATAGAAACTCAAGAAATTAATAATGATAAATTATCTTTCATTAGAAAGCTTATTAAAAATGGAATTAATAATTTTAATGCTGATCGTTTCTATTTGGCAATGAAATTTATGGAGACAAAATAATATGATAGAAAATGCACATTTTAGAAAATACGGAAAATCATACCAAGAAAAGATTTTTCAAGCTTTTATAACTGATAAAAACTGGGCCGCACAAATGTGCGAAGTAATGACACCTGAATACTTTGAACTAAAGTATCTTAAGTTTCTAACGTCAAATTATTTTGAATACTACATAAAATACAAAAGTTTTCCTACAATGCCAATACTACTAAACATTGTAAAAGAAAATCTAAGAAATGATAAAGACCTTGTTCTAAGGGACCAGGTTATAGACTTTTTACAAAGGGTAAAACTAAATCCCGATGTCGGAGATTTAAAATATGTTAAAGAAAAATCTTTGGATTTTTGTAGAAGACAAGCTATGAAAGAAGCTCTTGAAAAAGCTGTTGAATTAATTGCAACTGATAAAACAGAGTCAGTTGTTGGCTTAATGAAAAACGCACTTAGCGCAGGCATGCCCTCCACAGTCGGACATGATTTTTTTGAAGACATGGAGTCACGCTTTGTTTACCATAATAGAAACCCAGTTCCGACAGGTCTTCACTTTCTTGACAAAGAAGGTATTTTAAACGGAGGTTTAGGAAGAGGAGAAATAGGAGTAATAACAGCACCCACAGGTGTTGGAAAAAGCCATTTTCTAGTTTCACTTGGTGCTGAAGCCATTAGAAGAGGCAGAAATGTAATTCACTATACATTTGAATTAACAGAAAATATTGTTGGAATTAGATACGATAGTCATCTTTGTAGAATAGCTAGTGATCAAATCATTAAAGAAAAAGACAAAGTAATAAAGCACTACGAGGACAAAGATGACTACGGCAGATTAATAATAAAAGAGTTTCCAACAGGAAGCGCATCCGTCATAACACTAAGAAATCACATTGAAAAACTAATGTTAAAGTCATTTGCTCCTAGCCTAATTATTATAGATTATGCAGATATCATGAGAAGCACAAGAAGATTTGATTCTTTGCGGCATGAGCTTAAGCTTATTTATGAAGAATTGCGAAACATGTCTATGGAAATGAATATTCCAGTTTGGACAGCATCTCAATCAAACAAGGAGGGTTCGACATCAAACGTTGTAGGTCTTGAGAATATGTCCGAGGCTTACGGTAAAGCCATGGTTGCAGACGTTGTTGTTACACTTTCTAGAAAACCAGAAGAAAAAGCAAAAGGTACCGCCAGACTTTTTGTTGCAAAAAACAGAGCCGGAAAAGACGGAATTCTATTTCCTTTGCAAATAGATACCTCACAATCAAGATTTACAATTATGGAAAACGCTGAAATGATGACTCTTGACGATGTGTTGTCAAATAACCATACAAACTTAAAAGAAAAACTTAAACAAAAATGGAAAGAAGTAAACGAAGAAAACACCTAAGGAGAAAAAATGTACAATTATCAAGAAGTTTTCGATGAGTCTCTTAAATACTTTGAAGGGGATGAATTAGCAGCATCAGTCTTTGCAGGCAAATATGCCCTGCAAGACTCAAAAGGAAATTATATAGAATTAACACCAAATGACATGCATGATCGGTTAGCTGAAGAATTTGCAAAAATAGAATCAAGGTATCCTAACCCCTTAAATAGACATGAAATATTTGAATTGTTAAAAGACTTTAAATACGTGGTTCCTCAAGGATCACCAATGAGTGGTATAGGAAATGAAGCAAAAATTCAATCTTTATCGAACTGCTTTGTCATTGAATCCCCAGCTGATTCTTACGCGGGTATTCTTAAGACAGATCAAGAGCAAGTACAAATTATGAAACGAAGAGGGGGTGTAGGTTTTGACATCTCCACAATTAGACCTAAAGGCATGATAACATCAAATGCAGCAAAAACAACTGACGGTATTGAAGTTTTTCTTGATAGATTTAGTAATTCTTGCAGAGAGGTTGCTCAAGGCGGAAGGCGTGGTGCACTAATGCTGTCAATATCAGTCCACCACCCGCAAATCATGGACTTTATTAAAATTAAAAGAGATCTAAAGCGTGTAACTGGTGCCAATATTTCTGTCAGGGTTACTGATGAATTTATGAAAGCTGTGCAAGACGATGATCACTTCACAGTTAGATGGCCTGTTGACTCAGACAACCCAGAGGTTCACGATCACTTTAGGGCAACAGAAGTCTGGGACGCTCTAATCGAAGGCGCACATGCGTCTGCTGAACCTGGTGTTCTATTTTGGGACACAGCAACTCGCATGACTCCGTCTGATGCTTACGCTGATGTTGGTTTTGGTTCTGTATCTACTAACCCATGTGGTGAAATTATTTTGTCACCGTACGATTCTTGTCGTCTTATGCTTATGAACTTGACTTCTTTTGTTAAGGATCCATGGACAGAAAGTGCATCTTTTGACTGGGGAGATTTTAGATCTAAGACACGAAAAGCACAAAGACTCATGGATGACATGATCGATCTTGAAATAAATCAGATTGATAAGATATTATCTAAAATCGATAGTGATCCGGAAAATGAAACAGTAAAGTATTACGAGAAAAATCTTTGGCAAACTATACGTAAAGTTGCTACTGATGGCCGTCGCACTGGCCTAGGTGTGACCGGACTAGGTGATGCAATTGCAATGCTAGGACAAGTATACGGTTCTGGTGAAAGTATTGAAACAGTTGAAGAGATCTATAAATGGTTGTCTCTTGCTTCATACGAGGAATCAATTCAGTTAGCAAAAGAAAGAGGAGCATTTGAGGTTTTTGATCACAGAAAAGAAAAAGATCATCCTTACTTAGATAGAATAATTAATGAGTTGACTCCTGAGGTTGTTGAAGATTATCGTACATACGGAAGACGAAATATTGCAAATACAACGACTGCTCCAGCCGG